CACTGTTTTAGATAGCTATGCAGAGGCGTTCAGGCGCTTTGCAGAGGTGCGACCGACAAGAGGCCGTGAAGCATATGTTAACGATCAATACCTTGCAGAGATTGATTTTGTAGTGTCTATGCGTTTTGATTCAGATACGAGTGGGATCACTGCAAAGCATGAGCTAGAATATAAAGGGCGTAGATTGAGGTTGATCGGCGAACCTGTTAACGTTGAGAATCAGGATAGTGAAATAAGAATCTTTTGCACGGTTTACGCTGATGGACGTTAATTTTAAAGTAGATGGATTGCAAGAGATAGAGCGACAGCTTAAAAGGCTAACGGCAGAAACAGCAGTAAAAAATTTAAATAGTGCTTTAATGTCAGCTAGTAAACCGACATATGATAGAGCTAGGAGAAATGCATCTTTTTCTGATAGCTTTAGTAGTGCTATAAAACGTAAAAAGCATAGAATGTTGAGGAAAGGTAAACTAGAATTAAAAAAGGGTTTCAGGCGGTCGGCATCAGGTACTAATAGAGTTACCGGAGTTTCGGTGCAGGTTATATTTAAAAAAGCGCCCCACTTCCACCTGATCGAGTTTGGAACGGCGCAAAGAAAAACAAAAAAAGGCTATAATAGAGGACAGGTGAAACGGGGGCGGAGAATGTTAGGCTCTGCTTTTGATGGTGATGCACCTAACGAAGCGTTGACTATTTTTAAAAAACGGATGCAGGCTAGGATTAAACGGCTTGTTAAGAAAGGGCAATTATAAGGGGTATATGATGGCTTTTATACAGGATCTTAAAAACGAGATAGACAGCGACCCGTTGTCGCGCGGCTATTCTGCAATGACAGATCAGCAAATAACGGACGATCTAAATACTAAATATAGGTCTTTTAACGTGCCATTTTTAACCGGCAATGAGGTTGCAGACGCAATCAACGCTACTGAATACAACGCACTAGCAGATGCTCAAAAGGATCGAGTGATCGCTCTGACGAACCGAGAGGCCATTAACCCGTTTGGCTTTTCCGCCACTGTCATGATCGATATTTTCGGCGCAGGATCAGATACTATTGCAGCGTTACAAGCGGCGCGAGTAGAGCCAATATCGAGAGCACAGGAATTATTTAACCGTGATGTTAAAGTTGGACAAGTAACGGACGCGAGGGTTAGTTAATTATGGCGACAATAACGCAAAATTTTGGTACTAATAATTCTTTAGATGTTACCAACCTTCATTCAAAGGGCGATGGCGCATATTGGCAGAGTGCAAAAATAGATAACGGTACAATTAAGGGATTTTGGATTGAGCTGTTTATAACAATCAAAACAGATACTAACGTCGGCGACACGGGCGGCTATTTAGAAGTGTTTTACGCCGGTTCAACCGACGGCGGGACTGATTTCGCGGGCGGGGCGAGTGGAACGGAAAGCACTTTTACAAACACTAATGATAATAACGTTAAACATATGCAATTAATTGATATTTTGCCGTGCGATGCATCCGACACAACAGCAAGGACATTTAAATACAGAACTATTTTTAAAGATATCGGCGAAGATTTTGCTATTGTCATAGGCAATCAAACAGGGCAAGCGATAGCGTCAGATACTAACACCGTCGAGTACAGAATTCACAAAGCGGACAGCGCCTAATGTTAATGAGAAAAATCCCTGACATAAAAGGGTTAACAGATTTATCTCCCCATTACCGGCGTAATTGCGTTTTTATTTTTAAATGCACAGCGGCGGGATGGATCGAGCTTGTTAATAAAGAATATCCAAGCGGCTTGGTTAACTCGCCAAGCTACACGCCTACGCCGTTCGGCGGCTATGAAATGATTTGCACATCCAGTGACGAGCATGTTTATTGGAATTATCCGTTATTGCAAATCCCAGATAGACCGGAGTTTTCAATAATAACATTTATGCGTAACCCCGATGCAGGCGGAGCCAATGCAACATTGTTTGGCCTGACTAACTGGGGTGGTGTTAGAGGCTGGACGCAAGATAACGAGGACGGTACAGCACTCTATACAGGTATGTCAAAATTAGGCACGGGTTCATCATCGTTCACTAATTTAGATACTGATCAGATACTCACTCATTTTTCGATGACTGCAAAATCTAATAATCAGATGACAGGATACACCGATCAAGGCAGTCAGCTAGATAGCAGTACCACACAATTTAAAACTTGGTCGAGTGCAATTAATAGAGTGGTAATAGGTGGTAATTATGCGAGCGGATCTTTTAATAGTCCGGCTAGGGCCGCTATAGGCCCGTATATATTTTTATTTAATAGAGAGCTGGCGGCAGTTGAAATTGAAAAGGCAACCGTAAACCCTCAACTATTATTTAATCTTGATAGTGTAAGGCGAGAATATTTAGTACCTACAGCAGGCGCACCACCAGCAGTGACAGAGATACCACCAGCACTACACGGTTTAGATTATCAGCATTCAGTTATTAGAGCGTCCAGATTAGGGGGGATGTTAGAATGAGAATTCCAAGCGGCGTCACAGATCAATATATTTATTTTGTAGCAGTAGACGCAACAGATTATGCATCGAGAGAGACGGGATTAAGTAGTTTTACAGTATATAGATCAAGAAACGGTGCGGCTGCCGCAGCAATGACTACTCCTACCATTAACGAGACTGACGCTACTAACATGCCAGGAGTCTACGAGTTATTGTTAGATGAGGATATGACAATTGGAGCTGGTAACGATTCCGAAGAAATAGTTTATCATATAACGCATGCTGGGATGGCTCCAGTTACGCGCACAATAGAGCTATATAGACCAAAATTAACTATAGGTAACACCTTAGATGTAACGGCTACAGGTGCAGCAGGTATAGATTGGGGTAATATCGAGAATAAAACAACAGCCAATGATTTATCTGGTACTGATATACAGCTATGCGATACAGTTACAACACTAACAGGTCATACAGCGCAAACAGGCGACAGCTACGCAAGGTTAGGTGCTCCAGCAGGTGCAAGTGTTAGTGCAGACATTGCAACGATAGATACTAACGTTGATGGAGTTAAAACTAAAACTGATAGCTTAACATTTACAGTTGCTAACCAAGTAGATTCTAACGCTGTAGCTATCAGTGGAGACACTACAGCAGCAGACAACCTAGAAGCGACATATGATGGTACAGGATATACAGACGATGAAGCGCCAGCTAAACAATCCCAACTATCGAGTATAGCTAATGTTGGTAGTGCTGTTCATAAGCCCTCAAGTAGTTACACACTGACTACTGGCACGCAATCTGCAAATTTATATACAGATACCGAAGCATTAGATGGGGTCAGGCATACCCATACAGATATAGCGAACAGTATAGATCTATATTATGAATTTATGATCGGCGGCGGCACTCCAACAAGCGTTCAGGTGACCGGTTATCTAACAGGTTTAAATGATGATTTATTAGTGCAGGGGTATGATTGGGTTTCTACAAGTTGGAAACAGATCGGAACATTACAAGGTACGTCCAGCACAACTAACCAAGTGTTTAGTTATGATCTTTTTGTTGATATGGTTGGTAGTGGGGCTAATGATGGTAAAGTTAGAGTAAGATTTTACAAAGCCAGCGGCTTAAGCTCTGCTACTCTGGCTATAGATCAAATATTTGTAGCATTCTCTCAAGGCTCAGAAGGTTACGATAACGGCGCAGTGTGGTTCAATTCTAACGCGAGCAATACAGGCACAGAAGTTAATATAGACGGTACAGCTAGAAATCCAGTTTCAACAAGCGCGGCGCTTTTGTCGTTATTAGCCTCAACTAACCTTAAAAAAATAGAGGTTGTAGCGGGTTCTACATTAACGCTAGGCGCAGCTTATGAGGGGTATGATATTAATGGTAACGGTTCTGTTTTGGTTTTAAACAATCAAGATATAGGCGGATCTATTTTTAATAGATTCTCTGATATTAGCGGCGTTGGCACAACTACAGCTAACAAAGCATTTTTCGAAGATTGTATATTTCAGACAGCAACAGTACCGCCTATGATAGCTCAACAATGTGGTTATGGTGCTACTTTATCATTGGGCGGCGCTGGAGATTATACTTTCGTCGATTGCTATTCAACAGTAGCAGGCGCAGGCGCTCCAACTTTTAACCGTACCGGAGCGGGAACGGCAACTGTTGAGTTTAGACGATGGAGCGGAGGCACAACACAGAGCGGTATAACTGGATCAGATACCTACACTTTGAGCGGCCAATTTGGAAACGTTACCCTTAACGGTGCTAGTGGAGCGGTAGAGTTAAGAGGTATTTATAAATCAGTAACAGATAACAGGATAGGCTCGCCAACACTAGATAGTGATGGGGCTATAAAAGGCGTAGATGTTGCGACAGTGCTAACATACACTAACAATTTAAATAATGATTGGTCTGACGCTGGTCGATTAGATACTATAATTGATTCTATTTTAGAGGACACTGGAACTACTTTAGACACTCACTTAACAGATATTAAAGGTGCTACTTTTAATAACTCTACAGATTCTTTGGAGGCTATTAGAAACAAGCAAACAGATATAGAAACAGACACTCAAGATATACAATCGAGAGTTCCATCCGCTTTAGTGGGCGGTAGAATGGATTCTAATATGTCAGCTATAAATAACGACAATACCGCAGCGGTAAATCTAAGCAAGTCTGCATTAGGTATAATTTATGGTACTGCACAGACAGGCACACTATCTACTACGCAAGCCAGTACTGATCTATCTGGTTACAGTGACGATCAATTAATAGGTAGGGTGATAGTATGGACAAGTGGAAATTGTCAGGGTGAGGCAACTGATATCACAGATTATGCTAATACTAATGGTGTATTAACATTTACAGCGCTAACAACTGCACCAGCTAACGCAGATACGTTCGTTATAGTTTAAGGGGGTGATCAATGGTCACACGTTTAGGATTAAGTGCTACTTCAAGAGGCCTATATGGGGATTTCTCCGGTAAAACTCCATTTGTTGGGGGTGGGGCATTAATTATGATGCTACTAATGAACCAATTCTATGGAGGCATTATAGATGAGTAAGAAAATAAAAGATGGCTCAACAAATGTTAGTGTCAGAATCAGAATAATTGATGATACAGATGGTACACCAGAGCAGGGGGTAACTTCTGCTAGTGGTGGACTGGCGTTATGGTATCAAAAGGAAGGGGCAGCAAAAGTAGAGCTAACTGAATCAGACCTATCGGCACTTACAGATGCTCATAGTGATGGTGGTATGCTTCATATTGATGATGGTTATTATAGAGTGGATATTCCAGATGCAGCATTCACAGGGGCTGATTCAGTGCTTATAGGTGGTGCTGTTACTGGCATGATAGTGATAGGTACAGAGCTACAAATTGTTGAATATGATCCAAATGATTCAGTACGATTAGGTCTTACAGCATTACCTAATGCCGCAGCAGATGCAGCAGGTGGACTACCTATATCCGATGCTGGGGGTTTGGATTTAGATACTCAATTAGCTAATGCAGTGCCAACAGTAGCAGCCATTAGAACAGAAATGGACTCTAACAGCACACAACTAGCTGCAATAGTAGCTGATACTAATGAGCTTCAAACCGACTGGGTAAATGGGGGTAGACTGGATCTTATTATTGACGCTATCAAAGCTGTAACAGACCTATTGCCAGATGCCGGAGCGTTAACATCATTGGCCACAGCCGCTAATTTAGCAACTGTTGATACTGTTGTGGATGGGATCCAAGCAGATCTAAGCAATGCAACTGATGGATTAGGTGCTCTTAAAACCTTAATTGATAATGTACAAACTAAAGCTAATGCAATAGAGGTTGACACACAAGATCTACAAACGCAAATAGGTACAGCCGGCGCAGGACTAACAGATCTTGGCGGAATGAGTACAGCCATGAAAGCAGAAGTTAACGCTGAAGCTGATACAGCGCTTACAGATTATGACCCACCGACTAATGCAGAGATGGAGGCCAGAACGCCCACGGCGGCGCAGCTTGCTTATATAACGGCAAACGCGGCCACCGGCTTGCCTGTTACTTTTACGACATCAGGAGGAAGCACCACAAACGCGGTATTGAATCAGGTTGATGGGGCCTCTGCAAGCTCTACAGATGATCAATATAATGGCAGGTTGTTAGTATTTACGGATGGTACTCTCAAAGGGGTAGTAACAGATATCACAGATTATACCGGCTCAAATGGTTACGCGACTATCACGGCCATACCAGTTGCGCCAACGGCATCACATAACGCGAGATTGATATAATGGCTGTTTCGGGTAGTCAGTTAACAAGGATCGGCGCGGCTTTTAGCGGTGTATCTAAAAAGCTAACAATCACGGCAAAGGCCGCAGCAGAAATAGCGGGGGCGATAACTATCGACGTTCGAGCAGCACTACTGGCATATGGCGATTTAGCGGCTTTGGTCGGTAATAGAATTTACAGGGTCAGGCTACCAGATAACCCTACTTACCCATGCATCTTATTTAGAGCTACAGAAGAGCCAGAGGTGACATTAGGCGGCGCTTCAGCGGTTCAGCATTTTGAATATGAGTTTGAGATATACGCCGATGATTTTGTTCAGTTAGAATCAACCGCTCTACAGCTACAAAACGCCATGGAAACAGGCGCATTTAAGGCAATTATGGTAGACTTTAATGATGACAACTTTATTGACAGCTCAAGGGTTCACGGGATTTATATAGATTATTCGGTATGGCAGTAAGCAGTAAATTTAATTTTATAAAATAGGAGGCTAGACAATGGCGGCTTTAGTATCGCAAGGTGCAGTTTTAAAAAGGGGTGACGGTGGTGGTCCAGAAAGTTTTACCGCAATCGGTGAGGTTGTTAGCATTAGTGGGCTTGGCTCCGGTTCGGCCTCTGAAATTGATGTTACCAATCTATCTTCAACTGCTAAAGAGTTCTTAATGGGGTTAGAAGATGAGGGATCAATAACGCTAAGCCTTAATCTTGATACAGCAGACACTATGCAGACAGGATTAAGGACAGATAGAGCGGCACAAACCCTCAGAAACTTTGAGCTAGATCTAACTGATTCAGGGCCTACCACTATAAGCTTTTCCGCTTATGTTCAAACTTTTGCGGTAAGTATTGCCGTTGATGATAAGATTGGCTTAGAGGTTACTTTAAGAATTAGCGGCGCAGCTACTTGGGCATAATGTTTAATTAAGTGTTATTAATAGATTATGCTTAAATCATATTTAATTAATTAGGTGTTAGTAATAGCAAGGGGATTTTTTATGGTAGCTACTGAAAAACAGCTTAATTTAAATGATATATTGAATGCAGACGACACTAAAACTAAGCGCGTCGATGTGCCTGAATGGGGTGGCTATGTAATCATTCAGACTATGACAGCAGAGGCGCGTGATAGATACGAGCTTAGTTTGTTGGCAATGGATGACAACGGACAGCCAACAGGGAGGGATATGACCAATGTCCGCGCAAAATTAGTAGCTTGCTGTACTTTGGGGCCTGATGGTAGACCTATGTTTAAAAATGACGATCATGTTAAAGTGCTCGGAGCCAAGAACTCTAAAGCAGTTGATAGAATTTATGATGCTTGTCAAGAGTTAAACAAGATCAGCGATTCAGAAATTGAGGAATTGGCGGGAAACTAAAAAACAGGCCAACTATACTTTTTTTGCACCGTTACGCTATAGAGATTGGTTGGCCTGTACCGCTATTAAAGCGCGTTATGAGTAGTGCCGACATTGCAGAGGCGATGGCTTTTAATAAATTGGAGCCGTTCAGCAGTTTTAAAGATGATTATAGGCATAGTGTTTTATGTTGGTTGATAGCGAAGGTAAACGGCGCTAAAAATGCCAGAGTAGATGATTTTATGCCAGAGTACAGGGGCGACAAAAAGCGGCCTAGTAGGCTTGATCAAGAGATAAGGGAGGCTTTTAAAATTGGCAACGCTCGCTAGTTTATCAATAGATTTAGTTGCAAATAGCGCCACGCTGGTCAAAGAGGTTAAAAAGGCTAACAAATCACTTGGCACTATTGAAAAGACGGCTCGACAGGTCAGCGGGGTTGTTAAGTTGGCCATCGGTACAATTGCAGTTGGCGCTTTTAAAAATATGGCTATGGCCTCTATTGATGCAGCAGATCAAGCGGGTAAGCTTGCCATGAGGCTAGGCACGACATCAGAGGCTATAAGCGAACTGGCGTATGTTGCTAACCTATCAGGCGTTAATGTTAACGCTATGAATATGGGCCTACAGCGCATGACTAGGCGAGTCGCAGAGGCCGCAGGCGGAACAGGTGAGGCCACAAAGGCGCTAAAAGAATTAAATATATCAGCAGTAGCCCTCAACAAATTAGCGCCTGAAAAGCAATTTGAGGTGTTATCAGAGGCTATAAACAATCTTAAAAACGACTCTGATAAAGTTAGATTGTCAATGAAGTTGTTTGACTCTGAAGGGGTCGCACTCATCCAAACCATGGGCGATGGTGCAAGAGGCATCAGAGCAATGCGCGAAGAGGCGCGTAAAATGGGGGCCTCTATATCAACTGAGGCATCTAATTCAGCAGCGGCGTTCAACGATGAAATGCTCAGGCTTAATACTCGCATGGATGGAATAACAAGAGTGGCGGCCATTGGATTTGCTCGCGCTTTTGTTGATATCGGTGACGCCATTCTGGGTGCAGATGAAAAGATAGAAGATTTTAACGACAGCACAGATGATATAGAGCGAGTATTAAAAGCAATAACAGTCATAGGCGTTGGATCAGCGGCTACAGTGGCAACACTAGGTGAAGCACTAGCTGGTGTTGGTATTGTCTTAAGTGAGATCGGAAAAGGAAACTTTTCTAACATATCAAGTGAGCTTGATATAGTTGACGAAAGAATAAAGGGTATTGATGATCGGTTCAGCAAGTTTCTAGAAAAGCTTTATAGCGAAAAAGAGACACCCACCCCCACAGAATCTGCGGCTGAAGTTGTGCCAAC